GAGCATCATCTTCAGCGGGTACATCTGGAAGTAGTGGAAGTAGTGGTTCTAGTGGCACAAGCGGAAGTAGTGGTTCATCAGGTATTACTGGTGCTGGTGGTGGAGCTGGTAGTAGTGGTAGTAGTGGTTCATCTGGTACATCAGGAACTCGTGGCACAAGTGGTAGTAGCGGTTCATCAGGAACTTCTGGTAGTAGTGGAACGAGTGGAAGTGGTGGGGCACAAGGTTCATCAGGAAGTTCTGGTACATCAGGAAGTTCTGGCACATCAGGAAGTTCTGGAACAAGTGGTAGTAGTGGAGTAACAGGTTCATCAGGAAGTTCTGGAAGTAGTGGAACTTCTGGAGGACAAGGTTCATCAGGTTCTGCTGGTACATCTGGTAGTAGTGGTACATCAGGAACTCGTGGCACAAGCGGAAGTAGTGGTACAAGTGGAAGTACAGGTACTTCTGGAAGTAGTGGCACAAGTGGAATAAGTGGTTCATCGGGAACTTCTGGAGCACAAGGTTCATCTGGGTCTGCTGGTACATCTGGTAGTAGTGGTTCATCGGGAACTTCTGGTTCATCAGGAACTCGTGGTAGTAGTGGTTCATCAGGAACTTCTGGTAGTAGTGGTACAACTGGAACTGGTGGGTCAGCTGGTACAAGCGGAAGTAGTGGTTCTAGTGGCACAAGCGGAAGTAGTGGTTCATCGGGAACTTCTGGTTCATCAGGAACTCGTGGTAGTAGTGGCACATCAGGTAGTAGTGGTTCATCGGGAACTTCTGGTAGTAGTGGGTCATCGGGAACTTCTGGTAGTAGTGGTACAACTGGAACGGCTGGGTCAGCTGGTACGTCAGGTAGTAGTGGTACATCGGGAACTAGAGGCACGGGAGGCACATCAGGTAGTAGTGGTTCTAGCGGCACAAGCGGAAGTAGTGGTACAAGTGGTAGTAGTGGTTCTAGTGGCACAAGTGGAAGTAGTGGTACATCGGGAAGTAGTGGTACTAGTGGGTCAAGCGGTTCATCGGGAACATCTGGAACGCAGGGTACATCAGGTTCTTCTGGATTATTAGCATTAACTGGTACAACTGATAATGGTGTAATTACATTAAACGGAACTGCACCAAACGGAACTGTTGAAGCAAATTTAAAATTCGATGGTAGTACATTGACGGTAACTGGAGATGCTACAATTAGTGGTAACTTAACTGTTAGTGGAACTACAACATATATTAATACAACAACTTTAAATGTAGGTGATAATATCATTACATTAAACGCAGATATTGGAGCATCAACTGCACCAACTGAAAATGCTGGTATAGAAGTTAAGAGAGGTAATGCAGCAACAAAAGCATTTTATTGGGATGAAGGAAGTGATAGATGGTATCATGATGATTATACTTTTGTAAATGGTATATTACGCAACTCATCTAATATAAATAGTACAGGTGACCAAGGTATATTGGTAACAAGTGGTGATAGATTAGGATTTGACCAATCTGGTACTCGTTCTTGGAATATAAAAGCAACTGGTGGTAATTTAGCATTAAACTCTGGAGATGGTGGTGGATTATATACATTTGGTAGTGGTATAACTATTAATGCAGGTAATTTAACATTAAGTTCTGGTAACATAACAATTAGTGGTACAATAGATACAGGACAGGGAGCAACTGAAGTTTATTTAATGAACCAAAATCTCCGTACAACTGATAATGTAACATATGCTAATATAACTGGTAACACAGTTTATTTAGGTGGCGGTACAACTTATTATGTAAATGGGGGAACATCAAATTTAAATTCATTAAATGTTCAAGGTTGGTCTGTTAGAGATACATTAAGTATTTCTGTTACTGGTGGAAACTGGTACACAGTAGCAACTAATGCTGGTAATAGGGCAATGGCAACATTCCATATTTGGGATACTGAAAGTTCTAGGCATGGTTCTATGAAATTTAATGCTGGTATTTCATTTGGTGGAACGGCTGATATTACTATGCTTGGTAAATCTTGGTATAGTGGTGGTGGTATATTTAATAACATTCGTATTAGAAGAACAGGTACATACGATACTCATTTTTTACAAATATATGTAGCTTCAACTGGTACATTGTATATAGCAATGACTGATAACTATCAAAGTGCTGGTTGGGTATTGACAAATGGTGGTACTGGTACTCCGGGTTCAACAACGGCAGCTGAAGTAGTTCCAAATGATTATGCTGGTTTAGCTACTAACAATAACATTTATAGTGGAAACGCTGTACATGCTGCAGGGGAAATGCAATCTCCAATTTATTATGATAGAGATGATACCACATATAGAATAAATGGTAATGGTACATCTGTATTAAATTACTTACAAATGAATGCAGCGGAATCTATGAACCTATATGGTATTAGGGGTAGATTCACAAACGAATATATTCATTTATATAATAAAGTTGGTATAGGTAATCCAAGTGGTTGGGGAGTTGGTGAAACAAGTACTCCTATATATGGTTTATCCACATATGGAGCAATGAATATTGGATATGGCAATACCGCTGATAGTAATTTAACTGGTACATTTAATATAAATGGTAGTACTATAAATGGAGCAAACGATGCAACAGTTTATATAACCGCCACAAATAACAATGATTGGTTATTAAGATTAAATGCTAGAAATAGTAGTAAGACTGAATATGGTATGTATGTGGATATTCCAAATACAGCAACATATGGATATGCTTTACTTAGTGATGGTACTAACTGGACTTATAGAGTAAATGGTAATGGTTATGTTTTCTCAAGATATTATTATGATATTGATAACACAGCATATTATGTAAGACCTTCTGTTACAAGTAATTTAAATGCATTACTTACATATTCATATCAAGGTAATGGTAACGTTGGTGGTACTGGTAACGCATCTTGGCATCCATCTGGTATTTATTCGGCTGGATACAATTGGTTGTATGGTGGTATAAATGCAGGTGGTAGTAGTGTTACTAATATGAGTGATGCTAGAGCAAGTATTTTTTATGATTACGATAATACTAATTTTTTCTTAAACCCAGCATCAACCGCAACTTCATTAAGAATAGCAGGTGGTATAAAACAAAATAACTTAGTAGGTAGACCTTATGCCGTTTGGGGAGCAACTGGTGCAACTGGAGCAGTTGTTGTTAAATTCCCTGGTAATACAGGAAACTATGGTATGATTCATGCGGTTATTGACATTTATGAATATAATGGAAATAATGCATGTACTGTAATAGTTGGTGGACATAACTGGAATGGTGCTTGGTATAATTTCGGAGCAACTCTTGTAGGATATACTGATAAACCAATTAGAGTTGGTGTTAAAGATGGTAAATATTGTATCGTAATTGGTAATGGTTCATCATCTTGGTCATATGGACAAGTTGTTCTTCGTAAAATACAAAACGGAGCTTATTATGATGGTGTAATGGATGTTGCTGAAGGATATACTGCGGCAATTGAATCTGATACATATTCAAATATATCTGGTGATTTAAGTGGATTTAGAAGTACAACTATAAGTGCTACATCAGCAATGTACTCTCCAATATACTATGATTCAAATGATAGTGGATATTATATTGATGGAAATAATCAATCTAGATTATTAGCATTAAAAGTTGGAAACTTAGGTACATTTAATTCTGGTAATACTTACGCTCTACAATTATCACATAACAATAGATATTTACTAGCTTTAAATTATAATAATAGTTCGTATTATCCTTGGTTAGCAAATGATACTTGGAATGGATACGAAGCATTGATTTTCCATTTTAACGGTATAGGAGACCAATTTTATTTTAATAGAGCCGGTCAAATGCAAGCAAATGGTGATATGAGAGCACCAATATTCTATGATAGTAATGATACAACTTACTATACTAATCCTGCTGGAACATCTCAATTCAACGATTCTATATTTGGTACAACTGGATTAGCATCTAACACTGGTATTCAAATTCGTTATCAAAACTATTCAAGTGGTTATGGTAGAATTCGTTTTTATCAAAGTGATAGTAACCACCAAACTATACATGCATTCTCTGCAAACTGGCAGAGTGGTAATTTATTAGGTTCATCTACTGGTGGTATTAATATAGAAGGACAAAATGGTGTAACCTTTGGTCCTTGGAACGCAATTCATACTGGCATAACATCAGCTGGTGTATATATTCGTAATAATGGTAATCTTTATTTGGATTATAATTACGGACAATCTGTTGTTGGTGTATATTCGGATGTTAGATATCAGGGTATATTCGCAATGGGTGATGCATATAAATTATCAATAGATGGAACTGGTACTGGTAACTTATATGGTTTAGCATGGTCACATCCAAATAGAGGTGGTGTGGCTAGTAACTTAGCAGACCATGGTTTATTACTATTACAATATGGTACATTTAGAACAGCAATAGGTGGTGGTAGAATTGTAACAACATCCGATATTAGAGGTACTGTATTTTATGATTATGATGATACTGGATATTACACAGACCCAAATACAACTGGAACTGCTGGTAGATTTAGAGGACAACTTTTAATAGGTCCAAACTCATCTGGTAGATATACTAGAATTGGTGGAAATGGTGGAGCAATCGATGAAGCAACTTTATCAGCATCAAACGGAAACTTACACATTGATAGTGCCAATGGATATGGATTATATTTAAACCATTATTCAAACGGAACTATTTTTATGAATAATGGTGGTGGACATGCGTTTTCATACACTTCATTAAGAGCACCAATATTCTATGATTACAATAATACAAACTATTATTTAGATCCTGATGGTACATCTGTTTTACTTGCAACTTATATAGGTGGGCATTATTATTACACATATAATAGTGCAAATATAATGATAAGAACTGCTGGAAATAGTGATGGTGGTATTTTATTACAAAACGCAGGGGGTTCATTCAAATTCCAATTATATGCAGATAATAGTAGTAACTATGGTTTCTTAAATGGTCCGTGGGCAAGTTGGGATTTGAGAAAGACCTTAAATGGTAACTTGTTTATGAATAATAATAGTAGTTATTATTTAAATACAAATTCAATATCTCAATTAGCAATTCTAAGAACTGATGTATCGACTAGTGGTTATACCGCTATGTTTGGACCTTATACATTATCTACAAATGGGCAAACGTTTATATATCCAGATGATGCTAGATATGGAGTAGTAGTTAATGCACCATACTACCCACACTTATACATAAACTCATATGCAAATGGTGGTAACCCTACGCATGGTGGTGTATTTAGTATGAGTGGTTTTTTGACAGGTGGTGGATTTAGAAGATTTGTAATGGGTATCGCAAATACCAATCCAAACGAAATGAGTTTTGGTTGGTATGATAATAACTACAATCCGCACTATGGAGTAGGTATTAACTGGTCTTACCCAGCATCTATTTGGTATGATACATCTAATAACTTCTATGTAAGAAATTCAGTTTACGCTTATACTTTCTATGATAGAGATAATACTGGATACTATGCAAATCCAGCATCAACATCTAATTTTAACTATGTAATTGCTGCTAACGGAGCATCTTATCAACATAACGCGTATAATAACAATGGTTCATTTATGATGAATAACGCATCTACCTATTGGGGTATGATGTTAAACGTATCTGCAAATGACTGGAGATTGGGTTATGGTGGTGGTAATAGTATTGTTGGTTGGAACTTACGTTGGGATAATGGTTCTACTGTTTGGGCAAATGGTTCATTTAGAGCACCAATATTCTATGATAGTGATGATACTGGATATTATGCTAATCCAAATGGTGAATCAAGTTTTAGCACAGGTATATTTTATGGAAATAGATTAGTAATTAGAGGAGGTTCTCCAACTTTATATTTCAGAGATACGGATGAAAACTCTGCAATGCTTCACAACAATAGTAACCGTCTTTATGTATTAAGAGGTGGTACTGATAGTGAAAGCTGGGGTACTGTAAATGGGTATTGGCCTACATATTGGCAACTTAATACCAACTATTGTTTAATGGGTGGTACTACTGAAGCTGTTTATGATTTTAGAGCACCAATATTCTATGATTCAAACAATACTGCATATTATTGTGACCCTAATGGTACGGCTAGATTATCATATGTAGCAGCAAATGGTGGTATTCGTATTGATGGAAATGCAGACCTTTATTTAGATAACAACTACGGACAATCTGTTGTGGGTGTTTATACATCTGTAAGATATCAAGGTGTATTCTCAATGGGTAATTCATATAAACCAGCAATAGATGGTACATCTATGAATAACTTGTATGGTATTGCTTGGTCACATCCAAACGTTGGAGGACAGGGTGGGTACTTGAATGACCATGGTATGATTGTTGCCAATTATGGTACGGCATTCGCAGCAATTTCATCACGTGGTTGGTTTAGAACATCCGTACAATCTCCAATATTTTACGATGATAATAATACTGGTTACTATTGTAATCCTAATGCATATTCTCAATTTAGTTCTGGTGAAGCAAATGATTATTGGAGAGTATCAAGATTGACATTTACTGGTGAGGGTGGTAACTCCGGAAATGGTGCACACGCATACGCTATCTTCCAAGAAGGTGGTGGTTGGGGTTATCCTTATCCGGATTTAAGAATTGCATTCCATACTGGTATTAAATTGGGAGCAAATGCATCATACGAAGGAACTCGTATTTATGATGATTATCCAATGGGTACTATCAGATGGCAGTTTAATGGAGGTAGTGGTTATAATTATCAATACACTTGGACTCAACTTACAGGACACCACGGACATTATTCTGGTACTAATGGTGCACACTGGTATCCAAACGATGTTACTTATGGTGCGTGGAGAATGGCCGGTAATAGAAATGGATGGTATGGTCATAGAATAGATTCATCTTACGCACCTCATATAATGTTTGAAAGTGGTAATGGTGGTATTTACTATCAAGATAATGGAAGATGGGTATTCTATCATTCATTAGGAAATAACTGTACTGGACTTGGAACTTCATCAACGGCTAGTGGGTATGGAATTTATGTAAATGGTGGTGTTTATGCAACTGGTAACGTTGTGGCTTATTCGGATGCACGAAAGAAAAAAGATGTTGTTACAGTTGATAAGGCTTTAGATAAAGTTTTACAATTAAGAGGTGTTTACTATACTAAAATTTATAATGAAAATGATACCATTCCTGATGGAGGTGCTGACAAAAGACAACTTGGTGTAATTGCACAAGAAGTAAATGAAGTAGTTCCTGAAGTAGTATCATATGTGAAAGATTTAGATGAATATGCAGTTGCATATGGTAATATGTCAGCATTACTTATTGAAGCAATTAAAGAGCAAAATCAAATTATCAAAAAGCAAGCGGATGAAATTGAAGAAATGAAAGAAATTTTAAATAAATTGATATTTAATAATAAAGGATAAATTATGGCACTAATTAAAGATTATGAATTACCAGGAACTGGAGTAACTGTACCAAATGCATATCACGTAGTTACAAATGTAAAAATTGAAAAACGAATGGCAGACTTCAAGCCACCTGTTGATAATTCTAGACCCGATGGTTTAACACCAATGGATAGAAGCGCAGGTACGGAAGTATATTGGGCAGCGGGATATACAGCAGAAATAGCAGTTACAGTTTGGAAAAATAAAGAAGCAAGAGATACTGAAGCAAGGCCGATAGGATTTGTAGGAACAAACCCAAGTGATAATGCACATAACGCAAGTATTGGTACACCGGGTATGGACCACAAATGTAAATTTATGTTAGAAGTACCATCTGAATTGGACCATATGGCACAAGCATATAGGCATTTATTAACTACGGATTATTATAGTGGTTCTTTGGAAGTTTAATTAAAATAGTTACTTTTTCAAAACAAATATATTTATATTATATAAACAAAAATAAATAAAAATTCAATATGGCATACACATACACTTGGAAATTGAAAAGCCTTAAAAAACAAAATACCGAATTGTTTGAAAATGCAATTGTAGGTACTCAATGGAGAGTAACGGCAACAGCAGAAGATGGAACAGAAGGTAGTTTTGATGGAGCAACTCCATATAAAGTAGTTGATGCAAACGCTGATGGATTTATTGATTATCAAGACTTATCAGAAGATATTGTTCTTGGTTGGATTAAAAATACTGTAAGTGGTTCAGCAAGTACAAACTATTGGCCTCATATATCAGAGCAAATCCAAAAGCAAATAGATACTAAACGTAATGTTATTCTTGAAGTTAATGATTCGGATTTCCCATGGTCACCAACTTCTGGTAGTACGGCACCTGGATCACCCGCTCCACTTTAGTTTATAGTAAAAAAATAATATTAAAATGTCCAAAGCACTTATTTATAAAGAAATTTGTGTTTTGGACATTTTCTTTATATTTATATGTGTAATTTTGGTATAATTCCAAAACTACATTTAAAATAATAATTGAAGAAATAAAATGGCAGAAAGAATTGTATCACCTGGCGTATTCACAAGAGAAAACGATTTATCATTCTTACCTCAAGGGGTTGGTGAAATCGGCGCCGCATTCATAGGACCTCTAAAAGAAGGACCTTCATTCATACCTACAATAGTAAGAACACAATCTGATTTCGAAGAAGTATTCGGAAAGGTTGATGGTACTTATTATACTGAGTATGCTGTACAAAACTATTTAAGAGAAGCTGGTCAAGCAACTGTAATAAGAGTTGGCGGTACTGGTGGATACACACAAGCAGCACCTTTAGCAATTTTGGCTAGTGGTAGTTTGTTTGGACAAAAAATAGTAGGTGTATTACATAGTACATTAAATGGTCTTAGTTACCAAGCAATTCCATCAACTGCAAGTATTGTTGATACAATCGGTAGTGGTTCATTTACTATTAAAGGTAATGAATACAATGGAACAACTGGTATTGCAGCATCAATATTACCATCCGCTACAAATGATTTAGCAGATGTATTTGGTGAATCACCATTTGGAGCTAAAAATGCATACGCTTACAAATATTTTGAAAAATTAGCATCTACATTTACACATGGTGGAGTTTCTGGACTTATATTACCAGCACAAAACTATACACAAGACGCAACAGCTGCAGAAACTCCAATTATTAAATCTCAATTAATTAGTGGTGATAGATATAGCTTATTTAAGTTTGTAACTTTAGGTGATGGTACAAATTATAATCATAAATTTAAAGTAGCTATTTCAAATGTTAAAGCAGCTGGTGAAGATGGAGCAACTGATTATTCTACATTTACTGTAACTGTTAGAAGATTTGATGATACTGATAAGAGAAAAGTTGTATTTGAAACATTTGCAAACGTAAACTTAGACGCAGCTTCTTCTAACTATATTGGTAGAAGAATTGGTGATAGATATTATACAATAGATAATGATGGTAAAATTACCGAAAATGGTGATTACTCAAATCGTTCTAAATATATAAGAGTAGTTGTAAACGATGTAAACGAAGGAATTGCAGGACCTGGTTCTTATCCAATTTCAGCAGCACCATTCGGACATGCAGCTTACAATAACCCAATCAAAACAAATAATACAACTCAAGATTCATATGTACCTGCAGTAACGTATCAAACTGGTTCAGCTAATAATACAGCTGGTTCACCAATATACTATGGTGGTTTCGATTTTGAAACAACTGGTGTGGCTATGGATAATCGTATGTATTTAGCACCTATTCCTGTTGGAGTTACTGTTGGAGCAAACGTTGATTTCGCATTTGATTCTCAATTAACTTATCAAATGACTGGTTCTAACTCTGTAGATATGAGTAAGAGACAATTTATGTTAGGTTTCCAATATGGATTTGATGGTATGAACCCAACAACTAAGATTAACTTAGGAGCTGATATGGTACAAGCAAATTCGCAAGGTATGGATTTATCAACTTCAGTATCAAATGGTACTTTAGGATATTTCAAAGCAATTAACGCTATCTCTAACGCAGATGAATATGATATCAATATGGTTATCACACCGGGTATCATCAGAAGCTTACACCCTTCAGTTACTACAAAAGTAATTGATATGGTTGAAGATAGACAAGATTGTTTCTATATCGCTGACTTTACCGAAATTGGAGCATCTATTTCTGAAGTAACAGCGCAAGCAAATTCAGTAGATTCTAACTATGTTGGAACTTACTATCCTTGGGTTAAAACAATTGACACAAACACTAATAAGATATTATCAGTACCTCCTTCAGTATTACTGCCGGCTGTATTCGCTAGTAACGATAGATTAGCAGCAGAATGGTTTGCACCTGCTGGTTTAAATAGAGGTGGTATCACTGGAGCAATAAGTGTATTAAATAGATTAACACACGCTGAAAGAGATACTCTTTATGAAAACAAAGTAAACCCAATCGCTTCTTTCCCTGGACAAGGTATCGTAGCATTCGGACAAAAAACATTACAAGATAAGGCTTCAGCATTAGATAGAATCAATGTAAGAAGATTATTAATTGTATTGAAGAAGTTTATCGCATCTACATCTCGTTATTTAGTATTCGAACAAAATACTGCAACAACTAGACAAAGATTCTTAAACACTGTTAATCCATACTTAGAGGCTGTACAGCAAAGACAAGGTTTGTACGCATTCAAAGTTGTAATGGATGAAAGTAACAATACACCGGATGTGATTGATAGAAACATATTGGCTGGACAAATTTTCTTACAACCTGCTAAGACGGCGGAATTTATCGTAATAGATTTCAACATCTTACCAACTGGAGCAAGTTTCTCAGCATAATATGAAAATAAACAAAATTAATATTTATTAATACAAATAAAAGGAATACAAAATGGCAGAAATATTAGAATTCGATAAAATGTTCTATACGAACTTCGAACCAAAGATGAAGAATCGCTATGTAATGGAAATTGATGGCATTCAGTCTTACTTAGTTAAAGCAGCAGCTAGACCTACAATTCAATTTGAGGTAATAACTTTAGACCATATCAACGTAAAAAGAAAGTTGAAAGGTAAAGGTGAATGGCAAGATATAACAATCACATTGTTTGACCCAATTGTACCTTCTGGGGCACAATCGGTAATGGAGTGGATTCGTTTATCACATGAATCTATCACTGGTAGAGATGGATATGCAGATTTCTATAAAAAAGATTTAGATTTCTATATGTTAGGACCAGTTGGTGATAAGATTGAGCAGTGGAAAATTAAAGGAGCATTCATCTCCCAAGCAAACTTTGGAGATGTATCATTCGATTCTAACGAACCTGCAACAATTGAATTAACATTATCTTACGATTACGCAATTCTTGAATTCTAATCTAAGACTAATAATAAAATTAAAGGGATATCATTCAGTTGGTATCCCTTTTTTATTTCCAATTTTTTAAAATCTATGTATTTATATATACAAACTTAAAAACAATTAATGTTATGGCAGAAATGGCAAATGTGGAAAATTTACAATCACAACCTGTAAGTGCACCACCAAAAAGAGAATTTGAATTCCCAACGGAAACAATTGAATTACCTTCTCAAGGATTAGTTTATCCTGAAGGACACCCACTAAGAAAAGGTAGTGTAGAATTAAAATATATGACAGCTAGAGAGGAAGATATCCTTGCATCTCAAAACCTTATCAAAAAAGGAGTTGTTTTGGATAGATTATTTGAATCGGTTGTTGTTGAGCCAGGTATAAATTGTGAAGATATTTATACTGGAGATAAAAACGCAATTCTTTTAGCAACTCGTATTTTAGGATATGGAGCTGACTATGCAGTTGAAATTACTGACCCTTTTAGTGGAGAAAAACAAGAAGTAACTATTGATTTATCTGCAATCCAAACCAAAGAAGTTGATTTTTCTAAATTAAATAGTAAAAATAGATATGAATTTACACTACCTTCAAATGGTAAAAACATTGAATTTAAATTATTAACGCATAAAGATGAAGTTGATATTGCAAAAGAAATTCAAGCACTAGAAAGATTAAATAAAAATTCAGCATTAGCATCCGATGTTACAACTAGATTTAGATATATGATTACTGCGGTTGATGGTAATTCTGATAGAGGTTTCATCAATAGATGGGTACAAAATAATTTCTTAGCTAGAGATACAAAAGCATTTAGAACATATGTTAAGGATATTAGTCCTGATATGGATATGAGATTTGTATTTACATCAGAAATAACAGGTGAATCGGAGGCGCTAGATATCCCATTTGGGATAAACTTTTTTTACCCTACCAACTAATTACAAAGTACAACTCCATACTCAAATTTGGGAAATGGTACATTATGGTAATGGGTTTACTTGGTCTGATGTTTATTTTATGCCAATACATCTTAGAAACTTTTATTTTAAACAATTAGTTGATTTTAAGAAAAAAGAAGCAGAGGAGAATAAAAAAGCACAATCAAAAGCAAGAATACCAAAAGTGAGGACACGATAATCCTCACTTTTTTATTATACAATATTTATACAATATAAATGTGAATTACCATGTCAACTAACAAAAAACAAATAAAAGAAGGTATATTTGATGCTGCAGATAGATTTGTAGCTAACTTCTTTGATAACTTAAGTAAAGGAGCAGCTGATACTATTATAAAGAAGGCTGAAAAAGCAAAATTACCTCCTGATGCAATCGCACATATGAAGAAGATGGAAAAGGATGCAATTGAATTTAGAAAATTCATGAAAGATTTGTAAATCAATTATAAGTGGCAGATAGCATATTACAATTTAATGATGATTCTACTAAAAATGTATCCGATAGAATACGTTTGATGAAAGAAGCTGTCAAAATAGCAAGACAGCAAGAAACACTCACGGATGCAGAATTAGCAAAATTAAGACAAATTGAAGCGTTAGAAGTAAAACTTTTGAATTATCAAAAGAAAAAATTAGAAAACGCAAGAACCTACGATAAAAAACAATTATCGATGGTGGCATCATCTGCCGGAGAATTAGCAAATTTAGAATCAATAAGTGATATTTACAGAAACTTAACTAGTGCACAATCACTAAGTTTGAGAATGGGAACTTTATCTTTAAAGTCCTCACTAGCTGCTGAAAATGCAGATGCATCCAAATATGAATTGGTAGAAGGTATATTAGGTGAAACGGCTAAATTAAATAACTTACAACAAAAGTTGGCAGAAACCGGCCCAGAAGATGTAGAGGCACAAAAATCTATAAGAGCTCAATATGATGCACAAGTTGATGCAATTAGACAGCGTGTGGCTGAAGCAAGGGCTAGTGGAGATTTAACTGCTGACCAGGTAACACATTTTGATAAAATAATAGAGAGACAGGCTAAAAATTTAAGTATAGCAGAGCAATATGCAACAGTTAGTAGTAAATCTAAAGAAATAGTACAAGGACAGATTGATGCATATAAAGCAGTTGAAAAAACCATAAGAGGTATTATTGGAACTGCTAAACTATTGTTTAGTAGTTGGAGAGGATTTGTGGGAGGTACACTTATAGCTGCTGGTATGGCTGCTGAAAAATTAGGAGCAACTGTTAGAGCAATGGGTGGCTATATGGGAGGGGTTACATTTTCAACCACAGCATTGGGATTGGTATTTAAGGATGCACAGGGTGTTGCTGAAGGATTAAATGCTGAGTTGGGTGGTATGAGTGATGTAACATTCCAAACTCAACTCAATACCAACTTAATGGCTACTAATATGGGTATTAGTGGACAGGAAGCAGCTTCATTGACTGGTAACTTTGCTAGATTGAATGGCAACTCTACATCAATAGCCGCTGATATGGCTGAGAGTACAAAGCAATTAGCAAAATCAAAGGGAGTAATGCCATCCGCTGTAATGAAAGATGTTGCTAAATCATCAAAAGCATTTGCTGAATATGGTAAAGATGGTGGAAAAAATATAGCTGAAGCAGCTGTTGCGGCAGCAAGGTTAGGCGTTAATATGGATAGTCTTACCAAAGTTGCAGACCATTTATTAGATTTTGAATCATCTATCACAGATGAATTAGAATTAGGCGCAATGTTGGGAAGAAATATAAATCTTAACAATGCTAGAGATTTAGCATATAGAGGACAGATTGGAGCAGCTGTAAAAGACGCATTACATCAATTAGGTGGTATTGATGCATATAATAAAATGGATGTTTTTCAAAAACGTCAAGCAGCAAAAGCATTAGGATTATCAACGGAAGAACTTGACAAAATGGTTAAGAATCAGGATAAACTTAATGATGATGGTACGTTGCAACTTACTACATTTGAGAGTTGGTCACAATCATTAACAGCATTTGCAACCGGCCCACTTGGTAGTGTATTGAAAACAATGGGTGGTTTAGTTTTATCTGGTGCACAATTTGGTGGAGCTCTTGCACAAATGGGATTCAATATTGGAGGAATGGTTAAAGGTACGTTCCAAATGCTTGGTAATTTTGCTAAAATGGCAGTAACTAAAGTGGCTGGGATGTTTGGTAAAAAGATATCATTTGGAGCTGGTAAAGGTCCTGAATTACCTGATACTAATAAAATAGCAGATGGGTCTGATAAAATGTCAAAAGGAAAAGGTGGAATAGGTGATAAGTTAAAAGACCTTGCTAAAGGATTAAAAGAGATGGGTAGTGGTAAAGTACTATTCGGAGCATTGAATTTAATACCAACTGGATTGGGATTTTTGGGAATGATACCTGGCTTACCAACTCTTTGGTTATTATCTAAAATGGATGTTAGTGGTGTTGGTAAAGGTTTGGGTGAGTTAGCAAAGGGGTTGAAAAAAATGGGTGATGGTAAAGTATTATTCGGAGCATTATCATTATCATTAGCTGGTTTGGCATTTACGGTAATGA